GCTGAAATAGCAATGTATAATGAATTGGAAACAGCTACAAATGAAGAAACAGAAAACAATATCACTGCTTAAAACTCCACGAGCTGTGGAGCTAGAGTATTACAAGCAACTTAAACAATTAGCTAATGAAATGAAAAAAGATATTAATGAAACTATCTTACCTATTCTTGAAAATGTAAGTTTAGATTCTAAATATACTAAAGATGTTGGAGTAACGGATTTATTAAGTGCTTTAAATATCTTACAAGGTAAATACTCTAATACTTTTGCGTTTGCTACAAGAGTAGCTAATAGCGTAGTATCAAGATTGTTGAATATGGGTAATGATAAGTTTAGAAAGACTTTAGAAAGTGCATATGGCGTTGATGTAGGTCGTATGATTAATCAAAATAAGTTAAATGATTTAATAGCTTTACAAAGAAGAAAACAAGAGGTACTAATCAAGACTATTCCAGCTCAATTTTTTAGTCAAATAGAAATGATTATTCAAAACGGTGTAAGTGGAAATAAAACTTATAAAGCTATTGCAAATGAGATTAAGGGTATTAGTGGGATTAGTTCTGTTTATGGTAAATTGGATAATAGGGTTAAATTAATTGCAAGAAATGAAATAAGTACGATAAATGCAAACCTAAATAATGCTAGGGCTGAAAGTGCTGGAATAACTAGAGCTACTTGGCAGACCTCGGGAGATGAGCGTGTGAGAGGTATTAATCCAAAAGACAGTCAAGACCACGAAAGTTTAGATGGTGAAGAGTTTGATATAAAAGTTGGGTTAAGAGACCCAAGAAGTGGTGAGATGGTAACTCCTGGAAGTGCAATAAATTGTCGTTGTCAAGCTATTTATATTATTCCTGAAAACTAACCACTCATTCAAGAGTGGCTATACACATTATCAACAGTAGCTTTAAAATCTAAATCCGTATGATAATCTTTAATTGTTTGGATTATATATTGATGTAGCTCTTTTGGTATTTCTGCGATTAGGTCATTATAAATTAAATATTTTCCATCACTTGAGTATTCATTTCCACCATCAGAATAAAAATAATGTTCATCAAAATAAGTAATTTTTACTACCTCACCACTTGCACTTAAATAGTGATTTCCTACTTCTAATTTCATTTAGGCTCTCCAAAATATATTCTATAAGTGTCTTTAGGCTTCATCTTTTCAACATATATATTATTGTTTTCCCAATGTAAAGTTATACCCTTTTCAAGTTCTTCTTTTTCATTTAATAAAGCGTTTATTGCTTTTTCAATAAAATCCATTCTAATCAAATCTTCCTTTTTGAATTGTAATGTTATTTTCATTTTGACTCCCAATCATTACAATTAAAATAATATGTGCTTATTTCATCTTTTTCAACCAATATTCTTCTTACACTACAATTTTTAGTTTTGCAACCCTCACAACTTCTATTTTCTAATGCTTCAAGTTCTTTTATAGCTTCATTAACATTAGAAAAGTCATGTATTGTAAAATTAATATCTATATTGTTTCTTTGAAATCTTGTATCAGGGTTATTTATATATATTCTTTTTAATATCTCTAACGCTAACATTTTTCACCCTCCATAAACTTAATATAAAATTGCTTCATCGCTTCATATCTTCTTTTATACCCGATATCTTTATGCTTTTTATAATTCAATAAAGTTGCGTGAGTTATGTTGTAGAATGTTGCTAGGTCTTTGTTTGATATTTTCATTTTGTTTCCCATCTGTTACAGCTAAAATCTTCTATATTTGCATCAAAAGAAGTTACGGGACACATAAAAGTATTTTGCTTTTTACAATTACTGCATTTTCTTCTATTTAACGAATCATAAATTCCATTAATAACGCATTCAACTGTCCCCTCAATATCATTATTAACATCATCGCTATAACCATATAAAAATGTATTATCTTCTAAATAATATTTTTTTGCTTCATCTCTAGTCATCTAAACTCCTTAATTAATTTCCCTAATTATATTAAAATAGTTTTAAAGTAAACTTATATTATTTACAAATGCTATAATTTAAAAAAGGATAGTGATGATTAAAAGATTTATAAATAGTTGCTTTATTGTTTTTATGGTTTTATTTAAACCTATTGAGTCTAATAATAAAATAAAAATAAATCAAAGATATGATTTGAAAGGAAAAAGATGATTAGAAATCAAGGTACTTATGTATCTGTTAAAGTGAAAAATAATGATGAGTTTTATAATTGGTTTTTATCGCAAGGTGTAGAGCCTTTAAATAAATCTGATTTACATTGTACTATTGCATACAGTAAAAAAGAATTTGAAAGAATACCTAACCAAAAAGAAATAGTAATTAATCCAAGTCAATTAATAAAAATAGAGCCTTTGGGTGATGAGGGTGCAATCGTTTTAAAATTCAATTCTGATGAAATGCAAAATAGATTTAATGAATGTATGAAGGCAGGAGCAACTTTTGATTATGACTCATATAAGCCACATATAACAATAACATACAATAAAAAAGGATTAGATTTATCATCTTTAAAACTTCCAAACTTTGATATTGTTTTAAATGATGAAACAGTAGAGCCTTTGGATTTAGAATGGGAATCAAAATTAAGCAATGATAAATTAACATTTAAAGATAGTTACTCGGATTTTACTTCTTTTATAGATGAAGATAGTGGATTCTTAAGAATTAATGGAGTAGTTGCGAGAACTGGTATTCAAGTCTATTCTAATGCAGAAGTTGGAGACTATAACGAACCTTTAAAAATGGTTAATGTTTACAGACCACGAGATGAAGTATTAAAAGAAGAGTCTTTATCTACTTATGCAAACGCTCCAATAACAGACGACCACCCAAATACATTCGTAACAGTTGATAATGCGACAGAACTTATAAAAGGCAGTGTAGCATCTTATGAAACTTACAACAAAGACGGGATTGATTATATCAAGGCTCAAATAGTTGTAACAGATAAAGACTTAATCAATAAAGTTATCAATGGAAAAATGGAGTTATCGGCTGGTTATTCTCAAAACTTAGTAAAAGAAAAAGGTGAGTTTGAGGGTATAACTTATGACTATATTCAAACAAATATTAAGATTAATCAGGTTGCTTTGGATGATTCGGCTAGATGTGGTCAAGAGTGTAAATTAGTATTTGATTCTAATAGTATAATTGTAGATGAAAATACTATTACGAAAGGCAAAACAATGGTTATTAAAATAGGTGATTCAGATTTTGAAGTTGCTGATTCAGTTGCAGAACATATTAAGTCGTTAGAAACTAAATATAAAGATGCTTGTGAAGAGACAATTAAAAAAGATGAAGACATGGAAAAATTAAAAGCTGAAAAAGAAGAAGAAATAGCAGATGTTAAAAAATCTACTGATTCTAAAATTGATGCTCTATTAACTGCTAAAGAATTAGGTTTAAATGTTAAATCATCTGATTCAGTAGTAGATATTAAAAAAGCTATTATTGCAACTAAATCTGATATGGCATTAGATGGAGTTTGTGATGCTGGAATTGATACAGCTTACAAAATGGTTAAATCACAAATTGCAAAAGATTCTTTAAAACAAGAAGAGATTAAAAAATCTCAAACTAATGCGTTTGATGGTATGAAACACGGTGCAAATGATAATAAATTTGCTGATTTAAAAGATAAGGAGATTTAATTATGGCTTTTACAAGTGCTGTTTTAGAAGAATCTAAAAAATTAGGTTCAGGTGAAGTTTTAAGAACTAAGCCGTTTAATGTTGAAGCGTTTTCAACTTTTGAAGATGGATTAGTAATGGGTAGATTTGCTAAATATGATACTGGCTCGGTTGATAATTTAGACAATAGTGCAACTCCAAAAATTGCTGGTATCGTTACTAGATTAATCGGTGGAGAAACGGGTGTAAATACTTACAGAAAAACTGGTGCTTTAGTTGATACTGTTGCTGAATTAGTAACTGTTGGTTTTGCTACTGTTGATGTTGTAACTGGTAATACTCCTGCAAGATATGGAATTGCTTATGCTGTTAATGCAACAGGTTCAGGTGCTGATTTTGGAAAAGCTACAACTACTTCAACTAACAATGTTGATTCAGGTTATGTTTTTTGGGAGCAAGTAGATACGAATGTTTGGCTAGTAGCTAAAGCATCATTAGTTTAATTAAAAAGGATTTAACACAATGGCAAAATTAGGACAAATTTATAATTTAGATTCATTTGATTCTGCAAAGAATTATTTTAAATCTTTAGACTCAAATGGTGGAACTGTACTAGCTAGAAATTTAGAACATATTTCAAGTGAAGTATTTGAACAAAGAAT